AGTTTTTTGCCAACTGCTCGACATCGGCCTCCGTCATGTTGTTGTGCTTGAGCGCCGAGTCGAAGAGCCGACCGACGACCGCACCGCTGCGGCTCGCCAGCGCGACGACCTGGGCACGGGTGAAGAGCAGCTCGCCCTTCTCATTGCAGAGGCAGCGGGCGAGGTACTCCGACCGGAAGTTCTCGATGCCGGAGTCTTTCTTGCCGATCCACAACCGCTCATAGGAATCGCGCTCTCCAACGCTCATCACGCGAATGAACACGTCACCGCCCCACTCGGGCACGGTGATCGGTCCCATGAGCCCGGCGTCGTTGCTCGCGAGAATCTGTTCTGCCGTCAGTGTCGCCATGTCTCACTCACCTCACGATGGATACGCGGTCGATACGCCGACCGTATCCATGACTTTGAACCGGTGGTCAAATTGCCAGACGCCGTTGAGCTCGCCACGGACCTCGGCACCGAGGTAGACGCAGTCGGCGTCGAAGACCGTGAACGTGCTCGACGTGGCGGCGCCTTGGTCGTTCTGCGCCGTGATCACGAGGCGAGCCCGCACGCCGTACTGGCTCTCGGGCAGCGCCGTTCGAGTGAACGCTGGCAGCGTGACCTCGCCCAGGTCGAGGGTCCACCGTGCCGTGCGAGCCACCGGCATCTCACGGACGAGATCGAGCGTGGCGCTAGACACCTGCTCGATCTGCGTGCCGCCCCACGTGACAGCAACTCCCGAGACTCGCGTAGCCATGACGGACCTCCGTCACGGTCAGCGAGCCACGGTGATCGTCGCCTGACCACGGATCGCGTCGTTCGTCGCGAGCGTCAGCGTCGAGCTCGACACGGTGGCGGCCTTGCCGTTGATCAGCGTGGTGCCGCCGGTCGTGATCGTGATCGTGCCCGTCGAGGCGTCGAGGATGATCGTCTTGCCGAGGTAGTCGAACGTCACCGAGCGGCCGGTGCCGCCGTCGTCGGCCGGAATCACGAGCGGACGGCTCAGCGTCGCGAGCGTCTCGCCGGTCGTCTGGCCGAGGTGCCCCACGTCCACGGTCGCCTCGGCGGCGGCACCGGGGTTCGTGTTCGAGATCACGATGTTCGTGACCGTGTACACGGTGCCGAACAGGTTGAGGACCGTTCCGGCACCGTCATGAGGCGTCGAGGGGTTGCTCACGGATCAGGTCTCCTGCCAGAGGATCGTGTACGTCTGCGTGACCGAAAACACCGGAGGCAGGTCGCCACCTGCCAACTGTACGAACCCGTCCTGCTCGTTCTGGAGCGCGACGTGTCGCACTGATACTGATGATGACACCGCATTCCCCCACCCATCCAGTTTCGACCGGCAGGCGTCAGCCAGTTCCCTGACCTCCTGGTAGGTCTCGGCGTAGAGCTCCAGGGCGAGCGTCACGACGGGCAGACCGCCACGGGTGTTGCCGAGGGTTGTCTCGCGGGTGACAGCCTGACGCCGCCACGTCGCAAGCGGGAGTGCCGCCGTAGCCGGGGCGAGGACGGGGTAGATGCGGCTGCCGAGGATCGCGGTTACCGTCGCGTCGGCGATCAGTGCGTCGGCGACGGTTTTTTCGGGGCTCTTGAAGGACATCACAGGTTCCCAGTAGCCGACCGGGTCAGCGTGCTCAGAGCACGCTCCAGCGAGATCCGCAACTCACGCGAGAGGATCTCGGCGACCGTGGTCGAGGTCTGCTCCCACGTCGTCTTCAGCGGTGGCTGGCCGAGGATGCCGCCAGCCCGCAAACCCTTGATCGTGATCGGCGTAGCGGATCGCTTGAAGAACGCCTGCGGGTAGCCGGGCTGCGTCTCGACACGCTGACCTTCCTCGCCTCGGGGCGGTCGGGGAGTGGGCTTGATTTTGAACGGACCCAACTTATTGAACGACGAGGCGTAGTACGCGTTCTGACCGCTGACTTGGTGAGCCCGCACCGTCGTGACGCTGCCGCTGCGGTTGCGTCGCGTGTGCGACTTGCGGGCATACGGCGTGTTCGACAACTTGTCGATAACGGTGTCTTTCGTGCCTTGCTCCAGCCAGAACTGGTGGAACGCACGGTCCGATCCTTTGCGGACTCGACCGCCCTGAGCCGACTCGCTCGCACCCTTCCCCGCACGCTTGTAGCCGAGCAGCCCGACCGCGTTGCCGTCCTTTGAGTACCGCACGATTTTCACCGATGCCGCACGCTTGAGGTTGCCGGTCGGTCCCTCGGGCGTGTTTTGCTTCAGACGCTCCAGCGCTGGGGCGAGCGCCTTTTTCAGCGCTTCTTCGATGATGCGAGCCTTTTCGGGCGGCTCTAGGATGCGACCGATCGCAGTCTGCAACTCGCGCAGCTCGGCGATCTCGGCGCTGATCGTGATCCCTGCGGTCGCCATCAGTCGATCGCCTCCACGCACAGGAGCTCGTGCTCGGTGCGGTTGTTGTGTTCGAGCAGGCTCGTGATCTCCAGAATCCGACCACGCCACGAGAGCCGCATCCGCTGCGTCAGCCCGGTCACGTATCGCATCCGCACGCGGTGCGTCACCTCGGTCTGCTGCTGACCGGACTGAAGCACCTCGCGGCTCGACAGCCCCTCGACGCTTGCCCACCGCTCGACGTACGTGCTCCACGTCTGCACGACCTCGCCGATGGAGTTGGTCGTCTCGGTCGCACGTTGAATCGTGACGGGCTCGCGGAGGCGACCGGGGTCGATCACGTGTAGCTCCCCCACTTCACGCTGTCGAGCAACGCCTTCACCCCGAACGGCATCTCGGAGAGCGATACGGCGTCGGCCGCCATGCGGCGCTCATACCACTGCCCGACGAGCATGAGAATCGCAGCCTTGACGCGGGGCGAGACCTTGCTGCCGTCGTCGCCACGCCCGCCCCACCACGTGACCGTGACGCTGCCGTAGTCGAGGAGGTGACTCGGCCACGATCCGGCGTACAGCGTCCGCAGCGTGCCGGGCTTCGCGTCGCGATCCACGCGGTACTCGGTCGTCGAGAGCGTCGCCGTGTTGCCCGCCTCGCTCGCGGTGTAGACGATCGACACCGCCGTGCGACCGGTGGTCTGCGACATTGGCGGGCGGGGCAACTCGATGACCGCCGGAAACGCATCGAGCCGCATGACGTACTGCGTATCCACGAGCGTCTCGTCCATGTACGTCTCGCAATACTCGCGAGCCGCCGAGATGAGCGCAGCGATGTACGTGTCGTCGCTGTTGTGATCGATCCGGCAGTGAGCCTTGGCGTCGGCGACGCTCACCGGCTCGACAATCGGCTGCGTGGCGACCTTCAGTGAGCGATATCGCTTGCCGTCATTCATGCCGTCGCCCCCTGCGTCGTGGCGTCACGTCTGCCCGCTCCGCGACCGGCTCCACCGCTGCCGTCTCGATCAGCGACTGCTGCGTCTCCCGCTTCGCGTAGCCCCACGCGAAGAGCCTCGCGGCGAAGCCCTCATCCACCTCGACGAGCTCGCCCGCCTTGTAGGCACCGTAGGCACGCAGCATCCGTACTCTGATTGTCGTCATTCGCCGACCCTCCATGCAGTTTCGGGTGGCTTCTTCGTCCGCTGCCACGCGGTCGTGTGCTGGAACACCGGACCGGAGAAATCCTTGCTCGGCCACGAGATCACGTACTCGCCGTGGCCGATGCACACGCGCGGCGTGATGAAGAGGCGGTTGCCGCTCGCCTTGAACTGACGCCAGAACCACAAGTCGTCGTCAATCCGCCCGTCGCCCCAGCCGCCCTCGGCGTCGGGCTTTGAGTGGAACCACGGCTTGAGGGTGCGCCGCAGCGCCCTGGTCGAGATGATCGTGCAACCGAAGTGCGCCGTATCCACCTGCTGCACAGGCTCGGCAAACCATGACAGCGGCAGTTCCGTTTTGCCGTCGGCTGGCGGGTCGTCCATCGTGTCAAGAAGCGTGAGCATCGGCCGCCCGTCCTCGCGTTTCGCCTGGATCGGGGCGAGCGCGTCGCACTGGCACGTCATCGCGATCGCGAACAGACGCTCGATGTCGGAGCGGGTGACGAAGGTGTCGTAGTCCAGCGTGATGATGTACTCGGTAGTCGGGGCGAACTCTTCGAGCATCCGCGTCAGCACCTGCGCCCAGAACGCTCCCTGACCGAGCGTCGGGCGGATGTGCAGCGGCATGAGCGACTCGATGAACGCGAACACGTTCGTGAGCGGCCCGAACCTCGGAGCCGACAGCACCGCCTCGGCACGCACCTCGACCGACGTATCGCCGACCTGAACGATCACGCGTCACCCTCCAAAGCGAAACGGCGGGCGGCTCGTCGCCACCCGCCGCTCACTGTGTCGGTCGTGTCAAGCCGGATCAGCCGCTGACCGTGGCGTTGACGCCCTTCGCGGAAGCCGAGACGGGGCCGTCGTTGCCCTTGCCGAGCCGGGCGACCGTGTAGACGGTGCCGGTCGTGTACGGCGTGGCGGTGACCTTGAGGT